GCCCCGCGTGAAAGAGTTCTTTGAGGACGCGACCGATCAGCTCTTCCGGTTCCGCAACTCGACCCGCAGCCGCTTCTATTCGCAGGTTCACGAGGGCTACAAGTCGCTGCTCCAGGCGGGCAACTCGAACCTGTTCGTGCAGGAGCTCCCGACGGGCGGCGTCTCGTACCGCTACACCCCGATCGGCGCTTCGTGGATCGACACCGACCACGAAGGCATCGTCGACACGGTCTTCTACGAATACAAGCTGACGGCCAAGGCCAGCGTGTCGCGGTGGAAGGACAAGGCCCCGAAGTGCGCCCACGACGCGCTCGCGGTGAACCCGTTCATCGAGCACACCTATCTGCACGTCGTGATGCCGAACGACCAGCACGACCCCGAGTCGATGCGGCCCGAGCACATGGCGTTTGCGGCCTTCGAGGTCTGCGTCCACACCAAAGAGATTCTGGAGAAGAGCGGCTACCACGAGCTCCCGTACATGTGGAGCCGATACACGGTGAACCCGGCCGAGGTCTACGGCCGCGGCCCGGCGATGCTCGTGTTGCCCGACATCAAGACGCTTCAGGAGATCGAGAAGACCTTCCTGCGTAGCGGCCAGAAGGTGGCCGACCCGCCGCTGCTCGTGGCCGACGACGGGAAGCTCGGCCGTGGCAACCGCCGGGTCAAGCTCGGTGCGGGCAAGATGACGATCGGCGGCGTCGACCCCACGACGGGCCGTCCGCTCGTGATGCCGCTCCAGACGGGCGCTCGCCTCGACGTGACCCACGAGATGCAGGAGCGCCGACGGATGCTGATCCGGTCGGCCTTCTTCCTCGACATCTGGGAGATTCTGGCGCAGGACCGCGTCGAGATGACTGCGACCGAGTTCCTGGGTCGGATGCGCGAGAAGGGCCAGCTTCTTTCGCCCGTCGTCGGCCGGCAGCAGACCGAGCTTCTTGGTCCCATGATTCAGCGTGAAATCGCCATCGCGCAGCGGCAGGGCAAGCTGCCCCCGCTGCCGCCCGAGATGGTCGAGGCCGAGGGCGAGTACGAGATCGAGTACGAGAGCGACGCGACCCGGATGCAGAAGGCGTCGCAGGTCGAGGCGTACACGCGCACGTTCGAGGCGTTCGCGCCAATGTTGCAGATGAACCCGAGCCTGCTCGAGCTCTGGGACCAGCCCGCGGCGATCCGCAACGGCTTCGAGATCCTGGGCGGCTCGTCCCGCGACCTGCGCAGCGAGCAGGAGTTCGACGAAGCGATGCAGGGTGCGGCGCAGGCGCAGCAGGAAGCGGCCGAGGCTGAGCAGATGCCGGCGGCGGCGAAGGGCGTGCGTGACCTGGCCGAAGCGAAGCGCGCAGCGCAGGCGGCCGCTTGAGTACCGCGAAGCGGGCTCGGCAGTCGTTCGATGCGCGGCACGTCTCGGGGGCGGCCAAGCGCATCTTCGGCGCGGACAGCAAGGACGCGAAGCTGATCATGGCGTGGCTCGCGGACGCCTGTCATGCGACCGAGAACGTTTCACGTGGAACGGTCGAGGACACCTACCGCGCAATCGGTCGGCGCGAGGTGTGGCTGCTGATTCAGGACGCGATGCGCATGACCGAGGACGACATCCGAGACTTGCAGGAGCAGGTCGCGGGCTGGGAACCGTGAGATGCGCGCCAAGCTACTGATCGCTGCGCTGGTTCTGGTCGCACTGGCTTCGCTGGGCGCCACGACGACGAGCGACCTCGATATCCGGCTCAAGTCGATCGAGCGCCGCATGAACGCGCTGCTGACGAGCTTGAATGACACGACGCCTCCGGTCGACCTGCGAGCGGGGACGACTTGCGGCGGGTCGCCGTGCGGTGGCAGCGGGACGGGCGACTTCCTGGCCGATGGCACGGTGCCCATGACGGGCGACTTGAACATGGCCGACCACGACATCATCAACCCCGACGCGGTGGGCGCGGACATCTACTACGTCGACTCGGTCGCCGAGGCGCAGGCGGCCCTGACTCGCTGCGGGTCGGACCTGACGGGCTCGGTGCAGTCGGGCTGCATCGTCCAGTTCACGGGTGGGCTGTTCGATAACGGCGGCGTGACGCTCTCGCTGGCGGGTACGGGCTCGAATGCCACGGGCCGGGCTGGCGTCATTCTGCGCGGCGTGGGTGGCGGTACGGCTGCTGGCGCAGCGGGCAACCCGAACTCGGGCACGATCATCAAGGCGAGCGGTGCAGTCCCCGTGATCGACGTGGGCTCGTGCGCGGGCTGCACGATCGAGAACCTGACCATCGCGGGCGAGGATACGGCCACAGTTGGTGTCGACTTTCTGGCCCCGACCGGATCGGCCCCGACGACCCGGTTCGTCATGCGCAACGTCGCCATGTACGAGGTGAATGGATACTGCATCCGAACGCCCACGACCGGCCAGGTTGATACGATGATCTTCGAGAACGTCTCGTGTCGGGATTCGGACGGCGCGTTCCAGCAGCGGGACTCGCAGACGGTCGGCGTGATCCTGACCAACTTCGACGCGAACATGCTGGGCACGGCGAGCGGCCCCGTCTTCGACATCCAAGAGGGCGACTTCACCCTCATCAACTCGTATCTGGCGATCAAGAACAACGAGACGGGCATCAAGCTCGGTCGCAATGCCTCACGCGTCATGGTCGACAGCAACCAGATCGAGTTCGGCACTTCGACCACGGCGACGCTCTTCGACTTCGACGAGGGCTCGACCACGACTGAGTCCAACATCACGATCTCCAACAATCACGTCGTCTACGGCGCCAGCGGGAACGTGCTTTTCGACGTGCAGCGCAAGGGCTCAATGTCGATCCTGACCAACTCGTGGCAGGACACGGTGGGCGGCCTCACGACGCCGACCAGCGACTTCATGGTGGACGACTCAAACGCCGACAACCGGCTCTATCTCCAGCTCGTCGGGAACATGGACGCGCACGCCGGATCGGGCGGCACGAAGCGGCCGGAGCGATGGGCACCGACGCTCACGGCCAATCCGACCCACACGGTCCTGCCGACGCTGGGTGGCGTGTCGGTGGGCGCGCACACGCTGCCGACCCCGTGCCTCAACGGCGAGATCGGCGTGGATACGAATGCAACGAGCGGGCAGCGGGTCTACTCCTGCGAAGCCGGGTCGTGGGTGCTTCAGGGGGACGGTGGTGGGAGTGGGGGAGGCTATGCGGAAATCGCTGCTGCTGCTCTGGCTGGCTTCTAGCCTGCTCTGGGCTGGGATCGCTTCGGCCGGGCTGTCGCTTGAGGGCAACACGGATTCGCTGGAGCTTGTCACGGCCTCGGCGGGCTCGATCGACTACGACGTGTCGTGGAGCAACGTCACGGCCACCGCCCTGACTACGCCTGGCACGACCAAGGGCAACATCAGCTCGGCGACGACGACCACCATCCTGGCGGCGCCCTCGGCGTCAAATTGGCGCTACGTCCGCACGGCCACGTTCCACAATGCCAGCACGACCACTTCCAACGCCCTGACGCTTCAGGTCGACGTGAGCGCGACGAACCGGCTCGTCGCCAAGTTCACGCTGGCCCCCGGCGAGTACGCGGTGCTCGATGAGCTTGGGAAGGTGAATCTCTACACGGCCTCTGGCGTGGCTCGTGTGCAGTCGCTCGTCGACACGGGGTACAACGGCAAGACGTACAGCTTCCAGAAGGCGGCGACCGCGAAGGATGATGCGGGCTACTGGTACAACTACTCGAAGGACGCGGGCTTCCCGGGCGCTGCGGTGCCTGGAGCTCCGGGCGTCAACGGCTGGGACACGGACTGCTCGGCCGTCACGAACGCGGCGGACCCGGCTGGCGCTGCTCAGGTGGGTGCGCACTACCTGCCCGACCCGGCGAGCGGCAACTACTACCTGACGAACGTCACGATTGCGGGATCGGTCGCCGAGACGGTCCAGCTCATCGACGTGCTCTGGTACAACTCGGGACTCGTCGTGACGACCGGTGCTCAGGCAATTGCGATGGGTGGCGGCCTTGGCCCAGCGCGGGACCGTAACGGCTCGACAGACGGCGAGGACGTGCAGGCTGCGATCCTCGCTCTGTCGGCGCTGGGGAATGCGGCAACGGTCGCGAACACGACCATCACCTACCGAGACTCGGAGAACAACCCAGGCAACACGGGCACGTTCTCTGCGCTGGTTGGTTGGCAGTCTCCCGCGACGCCGGTCATTGGGACGTGGATGCCGTTCCAGCTCGCGGCAGGAGACCGAGGCATCCGCGAGATCACGTCGTTCAACACGGGCACAACCTTCACGTCGGGCACCTTCGCGCTTGTCTTGTTCCGCCCGCTCATCACGATCACGAACACGGTCGCGAATGCGGCGGGCATCATCGACCTGCCGGCCCCCGGTATTCGGATTCATCCCAATAGCTGCATCATGGCGATCTCGGTCGGCTCGGCGTCGGCCAGCACGCTCGCGGGCAGCTACACGATCATGGAGAGGTAACGAATGAGTGCAGCACCCGTAGAGTCAGCCCCCATTTCCGCCCCGGCCAACACGCCGGCTGCGACCCCCCCGACCGATTTTCCGAGCCTGAAGGCGGCCCCCGACGCCGGGGCTCCGGCCCCGACGCCTGCGGCTCCCCCGGCTCCGGCGTGGGTCGATGGCCTGTCCGCCGACGAGAAGGCGTACATCGCCGCCAAGGGCTGGGACAAGGAGGGCAAGGGTCCCGGCGACATCCTCAAGAGCTATCGCAACCTCGAACGGCTGCGGGGCGTCGAGGCCGACCGGCTGGCGAAAATCCCCGACTGGACGAAGCCCGAAGAGGTGGCCGAGTTCCGCGCCCGGCTCGGAGTCCCCGAGTCGCCCGACAAGTACGAGTCGCCCGAGGTTCCGCTCCCGAACGGCGTGCTCGATGCCTCGCTCATCGCGCCCATCAGCCACGAGCTCGGGCTGACGCAGCCGCAGCACGCGCAGTTCCTCGAAGCCACGGGCAAGCTCCTCGGCGACCTGTTCGCGAAGGAGAACGAGGCGTTCATGCGCCGCGATGCGCTGGAGCGGCAGGCGCTCGACAAGGAGCTGGGCACCGCCAAGGCCGAGTTCATCCAAAACGTCGAGGCGGCCAAGGTTGCCTTCAAGGATGTGCTCACGCCCCAGGTCGTCGAGGCTCTGACCGCCTCGGGTGAAGTCCCCCTGCTGCGCGTGCTCGGCGCGCTTGGAGCCCGCTTGAAGGAACACCGACCCCCGTCGAACGCTACGCCCGCCAACGTGCTCATGACCTCCGAGGTCGCCAAGGCGCGCATGGCGCAGCTCCGCACCGACAAGGCATGGATGCAGGCGCACGCGGACGGCGACACGGCCAAGCGAAACGAGTGGTCTGAGCTTCAGCGAATTGCTTTCGGCGAGTGATTGACGACCTGGGGGGCTATGGCATAAGGCTCCCCGTGAAGAGCTGACAACCCACCACGCGCGGGTGGGTCGGTCGATAACCCGCAACCGCGGGCCGACCGACTAAGAACGCGCACGGGCCAGCGAATCGGATTCGTTCGATTCGGCCCCGCCTCTGTGGCGGACAAGCCAGAACCCAAGGCTTCTCCAACCAATCCACACGAGGCAATCATGTCTACCGAAATCACTACTGCCTTTGCGCAGAAGTTCGCCAGCAACGTCGAGCTGAAGCTCCAGCAACGCCCCTCCCGCCTTCGCGGCGCCGTCATGGTTCAGTCCATGTCGGGCATCAAGCAGGGCCAGATCATCCAGCAGGTCGGTGCCAGCGCCGCGGTCAAGAGGACCACGCGCCACGGCGACACCCCGATCATGAACACCCCGCACGATGCGCGCTGGGTCTTCCCCGAGGACTACCACTGGGGCGATCTGATCGACAACATGGACCGCATCAAGACGCTCGCCGACTTCGACAGCCCCTATGCCGACACCGCGGTCTCGGCGCTCAACAGGGCCATCGACGACGAGATCCTGGCGGCCATGTTCTCGGACACCACGAAGACGGGCGAGACGGGCGCGACTACGACCGACTGGACGACTTTTGTCGCGGCCAACTCAGCTCACAAGATCGTCTCCAGCTCGCAGGGCCTGACCGTCGGCAAGCTGATCGCGGCCAAGAAGGCGCTGCGGGCGGCCGAGAACGACCTCGACTCTGACCCGGTGTTCTGCGTGATCAACGCCGAGCTCGAGGCCGATCTGCTCACCGAGACGCAGGTCGTGAGCCTCGACTACAACACGAAGCCCGTCCTCGTCGATGGGAAGCTGACCTCGTTCATGGGGATCAACTTCATCAACAGCGAGCGGCTTCTCACGGCTTCGAGCGAGTACCGCTGCCCGGTCTTCTGCAAGAGCGGCATCGGCCTCGGGCTGTGGCAAGACGTTCAGGTCGAGATGGCGAAGCGCGCCGACAAGAACTTCTCGCTCCAGATCTATGCGTCTCTCTCGGTCGGTGCGACCCGGACGCAGGAGAAGAAGATCGTCGAGGTGCTCTGCGCCTAGTGAATGTTCGGGGGTGGGTGGCCCTGGCGGTGTCGTCCGGGCCGCCCTTTCCTGACAAAGCTGCGCGGAGTCGCGCGGCATGAGGTAACGGATCATGGCAGTCTATTACGGTTCCGCAGTCTCTTCGACGGGTGCCCCGTCGCAGAACACCTACGGCGCGTCGGCCACCTCGGCCGGCTTCGCGCACTCGCGCATTCGCAAGACGTGGTCGACCTACAGCAACGCGTCGCCCTACGTCGCGACGACCGATCTTCTCGTCATCGGCCTCTTCAAGCCGAGCGACAAGATCATTGACGTCCGCTTCTACACGGACGGCG